GACAAATACCTCGGCGAGGCCTACGAAGAGTTTTGGCAGAACTATTACCCGGAGCAGCACAATGGCTGACCTTCTCAAAGACGGCGCCCGCAAGCCGCGTATCCTCGGCGGCACATGCTACACCGCCAACAACTACGACCGCAACGAAGTCACCGAACGCGGCGTCATGCCCGGGATGTGCTATGACCTCACGATCAGCGGCAACACGAGCTACACCGCTCGCCTGACCGAGGTCGAGATGCTGCGCACCATGCAGGAGTGGTTGACGCGCTACAACGCGCATCAGGATCAAAAGCGGAGGCATGCCCGTGTCTCCGCTTGAGGGCATCCCGGAGTACCTGAAAATTCCGCAGGACGAACGCAAGGCCGCGTGGGAGAAATTCCGCGCGGATCGGAAAGCTCTACCACCGGAAGCGCCGCCGGCTATCAGGCGCATCACCGATCTGCCCGGAGCAAAGCACCATGACGACCCCGACGCTTGAAGATACCATCCGCAGTCTCGCTGCCCGAGGGGAGATTTCGCATATCTCGCTTACCCCATCGCAGGGGGGCAGGATGTGGCGCGCATCGTTCACGATGTGCTCGCACTTTGGCGTCAGCTTCGCCGAGGACAAGGACCCGGTCGAAGCGCTCATGCTCGCGTTCACGAGCGCGAAGCTCAAGAAGCCTCGGGCCACGCTCAACCTGAAACCGGAGCCTGAGCCGGCTGACGCGAGCGACACCAACGATGCGGATGGACCCGCCCCGGGAAACCCGATCGCGCCGCTGGCCAATGTTGATGGCGGCGTCACGATCGACTGGAGCACGGGGCAGGCGATCGACCCCCTCAGCGACTTGATGTAGTCGGGGGCTAATTCCCAGTTGTCTCCGGGAACGTTGCGCGCTAAGTTCAACGCCCAATCGCCACCCGGAGACACGCCCATGGCCCGCCTCAAAGCCAAGACCCGCAACAAGCTCCCCGCCTCGAAGTTCGGCCTGCCCGGTGCCAAGGGCAAAGGCAAAGCCAAGGGCAAATACCCGATGCCCGACAAGGCCCATGCGGAGGACGCCGAGGGCCGGGCGACCCAGATGGTCGCGAAGGGCAAGCTGTCTCCCGAGCAGGCCTCGAAGATCAAGCACAAAGCTGAAGCGGTCCTCGGCAAGCACGACTGCAAGTATCACAACTGTTGATCGGAACGCGCCATGGCAAAAGACGCCCTCGGACACGGTAGCGAAGGACGCGGCGCGCATGCGGGCGCGGTCGCGCGTGTTGGCTTGCAGAACCCGAACCACCCGATATACAACACGGCGCAGAAGATGCGCGGCTACAATGGCCCGATCTCGCCGCTCACTGCCGACTACAGCACTGGCGGCAGGATGCTGCGGGATCGCACGAGCGGCATGACGAAGGATGAGCACATGGCTGCGGGCGATCAACACGCCCAACAGTCGGGAGCACTTCGCGCGGCCCACGGTGGTGCTGTTGATACGGCGATGCGTGGCCTTCAGGGGCGCGACCCCGGCCCGCTGATCTCCGGCATCGTCTCGGACAAGTTCTCGGCCAGCGACAAGGGCAAGCTGCGGGACTTGGCTGTCGGCTCCGGCAAACACACGAGCGCAGCGTTCGCGCACTACGCCGCCGCTGGAATGCGGATCGGCACCGCACGCACGCGGTTTCACTCAGTAAGGGGTACGTGACATGAAGGACGCACTCGGACACGGATCGAACGATCGCGGCGGCGCAGGCCTCCACTCGGCTGGCGTGCAAGCGACGCCCCAGCTTCAGCGCCGGCACTTCGAAGCCATCGCAGCCGATCTGAAGGCGCAGGCTCCAAAGTCGTGGGGCGACAACAGCTCCAAGGCGAACTCGGACGCGAACGGCGCACACATGGCCAAAGTCAATGATGTCGCGGACAAGCTCGCGATGACCAACCCGGGCTTCCGCCGAGATTTCTTCGTCAAGGCGGCGACGCCGGGCGGCGCGTACAATAACAAATCGCGCGAGCGATCGGCGACGAAACCGGGCTTCGCGTCGAAAGTGAGCAGGGCGAAGAAATTCGCAGGGATGTGAGCCATGAAGGACGCACTCGGACACGGAAGTAACGGCGTCGGCGCGCAGCTTCGGCAGCGGATCGATGCGGATCGGCATATGTTCGGCGGACCCCGTCCGACGCTCCTGCGCGACAACACGTCGAACGCGCAGGCCGCGCGATCTCTCATGGGCAGCTTGAAGTCCACCATGGTCCCCGTGCACGACAGCATGGCCGGCCGCGCATCGAACCCGACCTCGCAACGCGGGCCGACTGATCTGGGCAACCGGATCAAGTCCGCTGTAGGGCGCGGATCGAACTCGGAAGATCGCGCGGCGTTCGCCGCATGGAACGGACTGAAATGAAACGGCACAAGCGGGTCACGAACAAAGACGCGGCGAGAGAGCTTTCGAGCGGCTACGGCCCGGCCCCGGTTCACCCCGCAATGGTTTCCATGGCGACGGTCTACGCGGCGGACAAGGACCCGGCTGCAAACGCAACGGATGCATCGGATGACACGGACGACCAAGGCGGAAGTGACTGATCAGGACGTGAAGGTCCATCTCGCGCTCGGCGGCGGCAAATCTCACGAGGCGCCGATCCATCCTGCGATGATCGGCAAAGGGCAGAACAAACTCGAAGTCGGCTCAACTCTGGGCTATGGCATCGGATCAGCGATAGGAGCGGGCACATGAAAGACGCACTCGGACACGGAAGCAACGGCGGCTGGGGCCAGCATCCCGCCACCGGAAAGCTGAAGACCGCTTCGAAGTATCAGTCGTTCAACGGACGCATGGACGCCGTCGTCCGGACCGAGCGTATGCCAGCCGGACATCTCTGGCAGCATGGAAATCAGTATGGCTACGCCAACAGCGTGGCCGACGCCAAGGCGACCGTCGAGAGCCGCGTTGCCGACGAAGACCGATACAAGACGCACGAGCCGGTCACCACGTCACAGTTCGACGGACCGCGCGAGCGGTCGGGGCTGGGCAACGCGACGCACAACGAGAACGGTCACGCATGGGGATCGCCCGAGGCGCTGAAAGACTTCAAGGACAAATACAACCGGGGCCGTGCCGAGGGCAACGCGAAGAACCGGGCAGAAGGCAAAGCGTTCCGCAGTGCCAAGGGCGAGATCAACCGTCTCCGCAAGCAGGGGAAGTGACATGGCGAAAGACGCAAAAGGCCACGGGTCCAACAGCCACGACTATAGCGGCGTCAAGACCTATCCAGCTATCACAGGCTTCGAAGGTCTCCGCAAGTCGCTCAATCTGGACGCTCTTCAAGCGGGCGGTCAGCCGGTCTCTGGCAACGCCAACGCAGCTCACGAGCTTTCGAGCGGCGGTCCGAAGTCGGTAGCGTCTCCGGTCCATGACAGCATGGTCGGCGCGAACGTGTCGCAGTTCGACGGACCGCGCGAGCGGTCGGGGCTGGGCGCGCACGACCAAGCGGTCAAGGATTTCAAAGAGGGTCGGATGACGCACGGCGACATCCCGCCTCGGACCCCGTCCGAGCGAAACGTCAAGGCTCTCAATGAGAGCACGGGCTACCGCATTCGCAACGGCACCCTTCGCGGCAAACCCGGGAAATAACGGAGCAAGTGACATGAAAGACGCAAAAGGTCACGGCAGCAATGAGCGCGGCGGCACCAAGCCGAACGCAAAGGGCATGCGGCTCATCAAGACCCATGTGCTCGGGCCGCACTCAGCGAAGGTCTACAACAATCCCGAGTGGGGCGAGAAGGTCGTGCAGACGTTCCGCAACGGCGTCTATCAGTCGAAGAACGACTAGCACACCGACGATCTCGCGGACGCGCATGCGACCGCGCAATCGCAGTTGAAGCGCTGGGACGATCAAGATGGCGGCGGTGGCATGATGGGGGCCATGAAGGCCAAGCTTTCCGACGATATCGCCGCCGGCCGCATGCTGAGCAGCGGCGGCCCGAAGTCGGCGGCGGTTCCGATCCACGACAGCATGCAATCCGCGTCTCGCGCGTTCTCGGACAAGAATAACGAAAAGTGGGGCTCGTATGCTAACGTCGGGAACGCAAAGGCGAATGACGCCGTGTTCGGTTCCGGACGGCACAAGCTCACGTAGGGGCAGCACGAGATGAAAAACGTTCGCGGTACATCGGGGACGAACCGGCTCGCTGACGAGGGGGCGCGCGGCTTTGTGACGGCTCCCGGAGTGCGCGGCTTCGCCACGTCCACACAGAACACCGACGCGGCCAACGAGCTGGCCAGCGGCCCGAAGTCGCGCATGGTACCGGTTCACGACAGCATGAGCGGCTACAACGGCGTGCCGGTCCCGAGCGATAACATTCAGGACATGGCGCGGCAGCGCGGATATCAGGCGGCATCATAATGGCACCAATGCAACGGATTTCCAAGCCGACCCACTCGGTCGGGGTCACGATCGCCGTCCCGCATACGCGGTTCGCGCCGACGCCGAATATGTCGCCGCTGGAGATCGCGTTCCGGAAGGGACAAGAGGCTAAGCGCCTCGGCCGTCCGGCGGAGAGCCCGCACACGGACAATGAAGTGGGCGAGCTTGCAAAAGAATGGGAACGGGGATATGGGTCATGAACATGATTTGGGTAACAGCGCCGAACGGGGTCAGGTTCGAGATCGACCCCGAGAAGATCAGCGTCCTTGAGCCGGCTCAGCCGGGCATGTACGCGCCGGGAGCGAAGGCGGTTTTTCGCGTCGATGGCGAGATGCATGCAGTCAAAGAAACCGTCGCTCAAATCGACACCATGCGTGGGGCGGGAAAATGAAGGACGCTCTGGGGCACGGGAGCGTGAGCAATGCGGACGCGGCGAATGCGCTTGCGAGCGGCGCGAAGTCGGCGATCGTTCCAGTCCATGCTAGTATGAGCGAGGACACTGCACTCGAAATATCGCGGCTCGAACGCCGCGCGTATGAGAACGTTAGACGGAAAGCAGCTTCGCAACAGTTGGGCGAAGCGTGGAAGGGGCTAGGTCAATGAAGGACGCTCTGGGACACGGCAGCAACCCGCAAGGCTTGATGGTCGCGCACCAAACGGGAGTGCGTAAGGCGATCGGCTTCAAGGTCGAGAAGCATCTCGCGTTCTCCGGCAGAACGGCCGCCGGCCAGCGCAACCTCGCGACCGGCAACGTCTGGGGCAAGGTCGCTGGCGGCAAGCGGCGCGCGGTCGCGGAGAAGATCGCGATGGGCGCGCGAATTGACAACCCGAACTCAAGGATCAGGATCAGATGAAAGACGCACTCGGACACGGAAGCAACGGCCTGCACGCGGGCGGCGTCAACAAGATCGGCAATCTCCCGGTCCACCCGAACGAGCTGCGCACGATCCAGAAGAACCCATGGGGCGCGAGCGTGAAGCCGCAGACCGGTGTCTCGCCGACGACCGGGTACATGGTTTCGATACAGGGCCGCACTCAGAGCCCGACCTCGGCGGCGCTCGCCGGTCCGCAGGGTGCGAGCATCATTCGCGACTACGCGCGCAACAACTCCGATCTGTTGCAGAAGCCTGACATGCACATCGGGAGCCGGGCCGACGAAACCGGTCGCACGCATCTCGACGTGTCGCAGAACATCCCTGATCGCGCGACTGCTGTCCAAGAGGGGCGTCGTCGTCGCAATCAACAGGGTATCTGGGATGTTGCCCGCAAGAAGTTCATCGGCACGGGCGGCACGGGAGACGCGGCATGATCAGTGCAACGAAGAGCCACGTGAAGTGGGATCGCGGCAATCGGAGTGTGACCGATGACGAAGCTGCTGACGTTCTTGCAAATGGCCATCCGAAGAGTGGTCCGCCGAGTTTTCCTGAGCCCGCTAAAGTTCTGCCGGGCGCGCCGGGCGCTGGCGCGGCTCCGGGCGCGAACGGCCCGCCTACGACAGGCGCGTCGGTAGGTCCGGGCGGGCCATTGGGTTCGATCTAATTCCCAGTTGTCCCGGAGAAGCTCTCCGCGTATGCTTGCGAAGAAATTCCAACTATCGCAAGGATTATGCACATGGCACTTCGTGGCTCAGGCGTTGTAGCAAAGACCATCGATCCCCCGATGCAGGATCGCATCTCCAACAGCCCCGTCGATCCGCGCGCTGGCGCCGCCAAGCGGACCCAGACCAAGTTTCCGGTCAAGCCGGGCATGACCGATATGGTCAAGGGCTCCGTGTCATCGTTCGCCGGCCCGAAGAACCCGGGCGTCGGCCCGGATGCCTCCAGCTCCAATCCGCTTGACCCGTCGCCGACCGACAAGATTTTGCGTCGGCAGCCGCAGGAGATCAAGTCCTCGTGGGGCATGGTGGACGCCAACGGTCAGTCGGTCAATGGCAACCTCGGCAAGGCCATCCTCGACGAAGCCGGCCGCCTCGGCCGCTAACCCATGCCAACCCCCGCATGCTCGTGGCAAACCTTCTGCGGCTTCTTTCTCGCCGCATTCGGGGCCGCGACAGGTTGGGGGATGGGCCTCTTCGTTGTGGCCCAAGTCACGCGAGCCATCGTGCGGCTGTTCGGCCTAACCTGAAAAGAGACGACCATGGCGATTGATGTAGTCGGAAGCAAAATGAAGTCGGACAATGGCTATGGCCAGAACGGCTATAGTGGAAGTTCGAGCGATCTCCCCGGCCAGCACACTACCTCCGGCTTTCTGCCGCAGGCCACTGTGCCAGCCGACTGGGGCCAGACGCGCCCCATGTCCGCCGAGCAGAAGGTGCCGACCACGAAGGGCATGCGCTCGCGTAGTGGCGAAGGCGGAGTGATCCCGGCCGCCAATACCCGGCGTGCGGCCAAGCCCGCGCCCAATCGTTCGTTCCAACGGTAACCCTTCCGGGGCGCTACGCGCCTCGGTTTCAACAGTCCCGACCATGGAGAGCCCAAAGTGTTGAAACTCGCATCGCTGTCCCTCGCTGCGCTTCTCTCCGTCGCTTCCCCCGTCCTCGCCAAGCCCCCGATCGCTGCGCCGCCCACGGCGAAGTGCATCGCACCGACCAAGTTTCCAGACGCCATCCGCGTCGAAGGCGCCGCTCTCGTCAAGCTCCGAGAGATCGCTCGCGGGCTCCCGGATCAAGTCGATCTCGTGCTTCTGCTCAAGACCGCTCCCGTCGCCGTCGCCTTCGTCAACGGCTGCGCGGTCGGCTTCGGGCAGCTCGCTCCCCTCGGGCTGAAACCCGCCGATGATGGAGCGATCTGAGATGGCCGAGAAAAATAACACGTGCGCTCCGTCGAGTTACGAGAAGCGCCTCCAGCGGCAGCTCGCGGGTATCGAGAAGCATCTGGAAAATTTCCCGAATGACAAGCTGAGCCAGATGCGCGCAGCTACAATCCGATCGGAGCTATCAAAATGAGTTGGTCGATCTCAAAAATGGGGCTCTCGAAGCCCGTCCTCGCCGCGATCAAGAAAGAGCGCGCCACTACGGAGATGAGCGAGCCCGAACAGCTCGTCAGAGACCTCGTCGTCGGCGCGATCAAGCTCGCGCTCCGCGACATGCCGGATGATATGCCGGTCGAGATTTCCGCAAGCGGAAGTCAGTCCGATGTCGGCGACGGTACGTCAGTGAATTCGTTCACGGTCACCGTCACGCCGAAGTGGGGCTTCCTGAGCAAGTGATACAGAACCTCGGATGTAGCTGAGCTGCACCCGACGTTTCGTATCAGAATTACGCGAGCGCGCATGTGCGCCTCCCATCGGCTGGGCCGATGCACGACTATTGGAGGATATCCGCATGAGCGGCATTGATGACACCGATCTCGCTGATCTTCTCGGCCCCGATCCACTCGGTGCCGAAGCCGAAGAAATTCTAGTTGATGTGACCCCGCCGAAATCGCGTCCCATGGGCGCAGCGAGCCGAGGCGTCCTAGAACGATCGCGCAGCTACCCCGTCAACGCTGCCGCCCGAGCAAGGCTCCCTGACCGCCTCAGCCGTCTGCTCAAGAACATCTCTGAAATCCCGATCGCAACGGACGCCGCGCGCCGCGCCGGCATTAGCCTGTCCCAGCTCAAGTATATGCTGCAAAAATCCAAGGAGGGTCGCTCCGGGGACGGGTATGACGTGGCCCTTCCGGAAGGCGAAGATAACGGCACCCCCGATAACACCGAACGGTTTCACGTCGTGTGGGAAGATGCGATGAGTGAAGGCCTCGGCAAAGCAGAGACGGCCGCGTGGGCTCTCGGGGTCGGCTTCAACGAAATCCAAGCTCACAAGGGTCGTGTCCAATACCGAATTGACCCGGAGAAGTACGATCTGTTCGTTCTGCTCGGCGACCCCATTGACGAGCGCAACCCGAGCCTATGGCTTCGCGATGAAGTTGGGGCTCCAGTCCCCGAGACAATCTTCAAGCAGGACCCGGATATGCTCCGGTGGCTGCTCGAAAACCGCAAGCCGAAGGAATATGGCAAGCGAGCTGCTCTCGATCTGAATGTTACGGGCGGTGTTCTCGTGGTCGGTATGAAGGCGGCTACGTCGGAAGAGCTAAACGAAATCGAAACCGAATATCGCAAGGTCGGTCGTCCCGCCGTCACGTTCGAAGAGAGCGACGGGGACGTGTAATGGGTTTTCCTTGCGTAGCAAAATTTGTCCAAGATAGGAATGGGGCTTACGTCCCATACTATCTTGACGACGACAATGTACTCAGGGCCGCGATTTGGTGCCCGCAACCGGGTTCGCAGGAGTTCTTTCTGGCGGACCCGACGATGGAAGTTCTCTACGAGGGCACGCGCGGCCCCGGCAAAACTGACGCGCTCATCATGGACTTCTGTCAGGATGTTGGCAAGGGCTGGGGCGCGGAGTGGAAGGGCATTCTGTTTCGACAATCGCATCCGCAGTTGCGCGACATCATTGAGAAGTCGAAGAAATGGATCAAGCGCATTTGGCCGGATGCGATCTACAACGAAGTCAAGACGATGTGGGAGTGGCGGACAGGCGAGCGCCTGTACTTTGCCCACTTCAATGTCCGAAGCGACTATGACAACTATCACGGCCACGCTTATCCGTGGATTGGTTGGGAAGAGTTGACGAACTGGCCGAGCCCGGACTGCTATATCAGCATGTTCTCGTGCTCGCGTTCGACGATCAAAGGGATGCCGCGCAAGGTGCGCGCGACGACGAACCCCTATGGCGTCGGGCATAACTGGGTCAAGGCACGTTGGCGGCTGCCGATCAACGGCGAGACGATCAACGGCCGCAAGCCGACAGTCGGTCCGCTCATTCAGGATAGCGTTGATGCGGCGGGTAACAAAGAGCCGCCGCGCCGCGCCATCCACGGCTACCTCGACGAGAACGTGCTGTTGCTGCATGCCGACCCCGAGTACAAGAACAAGATTAAAGCGGCAGCCCGGAACGCATCCGAACTCGCGGCGTGGATGGATGGCTCGTGGGACATCGTCGCGGGCGGCATGTTCGACGACATCTGGTATGAGCACAAAGACGCGATCGTCATGCCCCCATTCGACGTGCCGCCGGGATGGAAAATTTATCGGGCCTATGACCACGGCTCATCGAAGCCGTTCTCGGTTGGCTGGTACGCCGCCAGCGATGGCACCGATCTGAAGCTACGCGATGGGCGCACGCGCGCGACCGTGCGCGGCGACCTCTTCCGTATCCACGAATGGTACGGCTGGCGTGGTCAGCCGAACGAAGGCGCTCGATTGTTGGTCCCGGATATCGCGAGGGGCATCATTGAGCGCGAGATCAAATGGGGCCTCCGTGATCCGCAGGGCACGTGGACCCGCGTGAGCCGGGGGCCAGCCGATAGTTCGATCTTCGACGCCGATCAGAAGGCGACGACCGTGTCGATCGCCGACGACTTCGAGAAGCCGGTTACAATCAACGGGATCAAGTTCAAGGGTATTTTCTGGGAGCGCGCTGACAAGGGTCCGGGCTCCCGCGAGCAAGGATGGGAGCAAATCCGCAAGCGGCTCAAGGCGACCAAACGTCCGCCCGGCGGCTTCCGGGAGACCCCCGGGCTGTTCATCACGACGGACTGCCCGCAATGGCTCCGGTGCGTGCCTGTGCTTCCACGGGACGAAACCGAAATCGATGACGTAGACGACGACGCGGAAGATCATAACGGCGATGAAACTCGGTACATGCTCCGCCACGAGATCAGGACAACACGGTCGGGCCGCGTGGCGGCCTGAAATTTCCAGTGTCAAGGACATTGACAGAATATGGTTAATAGGCTAGAGAGCCTAGCCCCCGGAAGGATTTTCACATGGCACTTCCCGACAAGCACCCCGAGTACGTAGAGAGGCTGGGCGAATGGCTCCAGCTTTCGGACACCTATCAGGGCGAGCGCGCCGTCAAGTCGAAGCGGCTTGACTACCTGCCCGCGACCGAGGGAATGGTGCAGGACGGGATGACCACGCCCAGCTCCCCGGGCTGGCGCGACTACGAAGCGTACTTGATGCGCGCCTACTTCCACGACGTTGTCAAGGAAGCTGTCAAAGCCATGGTTGGCATCATGCACAACAAGCCCGCCGTGATCACGCTGCCCCCGCGCCTCGCCGGCATGATCGACCGGGCGACGATCCAAGGCGAAGGGCTCCAGATGTTGCTCCGCCGGATCAACGTCTCGCAACTCCTGTACGGCCGCTGCGGTCTTCTCGCGGACGCGCCGCAGGGCGTCGATATCGACAAGGCAACTCCCTACCTGTCTTTCTACGAACCGATGCGGATCATCAACTGGGACGCCGGGCGCCTCAATGAGGGCCGCAACGAACTCGACCTCGTCGTGCTCGACGAAAGCGGCTTCCGCCGTGAGGGCTTCACGTGGAAGACCGAACGCAAGTATCGCGTGCTGACGCGCGGCGGCCCGGAGAGCCTTGAGAGCGGCTGGGAACGACCGCCGGAGGGCTCGCCGTATTGCGTGGCCGTGAAGGTCAACGACAGCTCCATGCCCGTCATGGAGGACTTCATTCAGCCGTCGATCGGTGGGCGCACGCTCCCGGCGGTTCCGTTCGTCTTCATCGGCGCCAACGATCTCGTACCCGAGCCCGAAGTGTCCCCGCTTCTCGGCCTGTCGAACCTCGCGCTCGCAATCTATCGAGCCGAGGCCGACTACAGGCAAACGCTGTTCACGCAGGGACAGGCCACGCTCGTCATCATCAACGGCAACGTTGACGATGCGGCTCCCGACAAACTGCGCACCGGCTACAAAGGCGTTATCGATCTGCGCATGGGCGGCGACGCGAAGTATATCGGCGTGCCCGCCGCCGGGCTCGGCGAAATGCGTCAGTCGCTCAAGAGTGATATCGATGCCGCCGCTCTGGCGGGCATCGCGTTCTTGGACGTAGGCAACGCGCGCGGCGAGAGCGGCGAAGCTCTGCGCATCCGCGTCGCGGCGCGCACGACCACGATTTCATCCGTCGCTCAGTGCGCCGGCAAAGGGCTTGAGCAAGCACTCCGGTATTGTGCTGCTTGGGTTGGAGAAGACCCGAACGAAGTCTCGGTCAAGCCGACCACCGACTTCGCCGATCAGACTGTCGCTGGCGCCGCGCTGCTCGCGTTCATGCAGGCCAAGCAGCTTGGATTGCCCTTGTCGCTCCGTTCGATGCATCGCATGATGCAGATGAACGACATGACGGAGATGGATTTTGCGCAAGAGAACGCACAAATCGAAGAGGAAGCCGCTTCCATGCTGGGCTCTATGGTGGGTTGGGGCCAGTCGGCCAGCGTCACCGATGATACTTTCTTGGATGACAGCGTTGATCCGGTTCCCGGTCCGCCGTCAGAAGGCGGCACAACTCCGCCCTCTGCGACCGTTCCGCCGCTTGACCCCGCCCCGCCCATCCCGCCAAATTCGAATGTGCCGATCGTCCCGACCGCTCGCGCAAAGGGCCACACCCGGGGATCGCCGGTCCCACTGAAGCGTAAGGTCGGCAAGAAGGGCGCGTCCGCTAAATGACCTTCGACCCAAACGAAGAGCGGGACCCGCATGGGCGGTGGACGCGTGGCGGCAACGACACGGGCGAGATCGCGAAAGTGATCGACCCGCGTGTTGTTGACGTGAGCGGCGACGACTGGAACAGGAAGACGGCGGAGCGGCTCGAAAAAGAGTACGCCGATGTACGGCCGGAGATTGACAAGATCGCGACCGAGGGCGTCGAAAAGCACGCGGGCGTTGCGCTCGGAGCCGAGCCCGAGGAAGAGGACGAAGACGCGCCTGTCGTTCCAGAGACATGGAGCGACTTGTCGGGCTCGCAACAGGAAGAGGCTGAGCAGAGCTATATCGATAACCACATCGATCAGGAAAAAGAATACGCTGTCTCCAATTGGCAGGAGAACGGCGAAGCCCTTGTGGAGGCCAAGCATGCTCTCGCTAACGATGACGACTTCAAGAGTGAGTTCCTGAGCGAGTTTCTCGCTGACCGCGAAGCGAACGATGAGGCACGCATCCCTTTCAGTGCCGGCGATCTCGCGGGCGCGATCCATATTGAGGCGGGTGACGAACACAACGACGATCCGGCGATCACATTCGACGACAAATATCTGGACAAGCCGGACAATTTCGCCCACGAAGGGCAGATGAGCTTCCCCGGGATTGAGCCGCAAAACCCGGCGGATTTCCTCACGCCTAAAATGCGCGAAGAGATCACAAATGCGCTGCTCGAAAAGTTTGAGGAAGAGGCCAAGTCCAAAGCGGAAAATATCGATCCGCCCGACTACCTCAATGAAGAGGCTCAGACCAACGTGCAGGAAGCATGGGGGAGTATGAGCGATGAGGACCAATTTGAATACGCAAAGGACCACGTTGACAGCCTCAAAGAGCAACTGGAAGAGCCTGCCAAAGTCGCGCGCACCCCGACGATTGACCTTGCATGGCCTGAGAAATTCGATCCGCTTAACCTGACCTCGGGTCGCGACTACATGCGGACGCAGGCACTCGCGAAGTACATCGCCGACAAGCGCGGAGCGCAGTTGATCACTCAGCGTACCGATGCGGGCCTCATCGGGCGCAAGGGGAGGCTTGACACTCCGGCGGTTATCTCAGCTAGGGCCGTGCTCAACGATCCGAACTCCAATCCGGGGAACGTGGAGAGCGCCAAGAAAATTATCGCCGACTTCGAAAACGTGTCGGGTGGCTGGAAGCCCCGCGACAAGTTCCTCGGGTCGGATGCTGACTACGAAAAGCTCTATGGGACCGGCGGCGTCGGCGCGAAGAAAGATGCGGCGTGGACCGAGCGCATGATGAAAGAGCTTCAACAGGTGGATTTCAAGCTTTGGTCCGGATGGAAGGGCAGCTCGACGAACGCGGAAGGCAGGCTGTTGCAGGTAGCGGCATCCGACGAACTCGGCGGCCGTATCCGCGACGCGCGCCCGCCCAAATGGAAAGACCCGGCGAACGATCCTCCGGAAGTGGTGCTCGCGAAATCCGTCGTGGGCAATCCGAACTCTACGGCCGAGGACACGGGAAACCATAACCTCGTCATCGCCGCGTACAAGGATGGGGCGCCGCCGGCTATCTTGAAGGCCATGTCGGACGCCGCGCAGGGCCACAAGACGCCTGAGACGGACAAGATGATCATGGACTATCTCTCCAGTTCGACCGGGGCCAAAGAACGCGCCAAGGCCCCGAACTTGGACGCGGAGAGCTTTAACGGCGGCTACATCCGCCTGCCCAAAGTGGTCATCGAAAAGAACGGCGCGGCCTCGACGACGGTCAGCCGAGACGTGGCCAATGGTTGGAATGGCACGTCGAACAACGCGCCCGAGGGGATCAACAAGAAAGAGAGCATCGAATACGCGAACCACGCCTACGCGGCGATCGGCGGCTACGAAGGCGTCAAGGCGGCGCTCCGTGCGAAGTGGGAGACGACGCAATACCTGCTCGACAAGGCCGACATCCCGGTTGTGCAGGCGTATCGCGGCATCACGTATGCGCACAAGCTCCCGGGCGCTGCGAACGTGGGCGACTTCAACCCGCCCGCGTCCGGGATTGTTAAAGAGAGTGGCAGTCAACAAAGCGTCAATCTCGCGGAGATGCCGGTCGGGGCGAGCGTTAAGATTTCATCGGGAAAGACCATCACTAAAGTCAGTGCCGAAGACTTGCCATCTGGATACGCGAAGGGCACGGGCAAATGGACTTATGCGGAGCCCAAGGAAACACAGTCACGCATCGTGTTGCGCGCGGAAGTACCGCGCACCGCTGTCGTGTCTGTGCCCGCCTATGGCGTCAACGTCAAGAGCGAGCAGGAAGTGGTCGTCGTCGGCACCGGCTGGAAAGGCTGGGACGCTTGGTCCGGCCGCGCGCCCAGTTTCGAGGAAGTCCCGATGCACGCGCCGGCTCCGGCAGCCCCGAAGAACCCGCAATCATGAAAATCGATCTCAACAATCTCCCGGGCAAGCCCAGCCCCCTCGGCGACCCCCATTGGCTTTCGGGCTCGGGCAGGGTTGACCGCAAGGGTATCCATGAGCGCTACAAGGCGGCGCATCTCGCGGAGATCAAGGCGCGTCCGCGCAAGCCCGCGCGCCCGGAGACAACCGCCAAGCTTGAGGCCATGTCGGCGCGCGTCAAGAAGACCGAACAGGCGAAGCTGGTCAGGGTTTGGAATACCGCGATCGGGATCATTGACCGCACGGAGCCCCGGCTCCGCGACCTCATTGAGCGTGAGCTGATCGACGTGGCGGGCATCGATCATACGCGTGTCGGGGACGCGATGCAGGCGACCGAGGACCTCATGAAGCTGATCCGCCCCGTTCGAACCAAGGCAATCAAGAAGGCCTTCCGATATCTGCGGGAGCATCTGTGATGGCGTATGATCCGAACGAACAGCGCGACCCGAAAGGTCAGTGGTCGGCCAGCGCGGGCGGCTTCGGCGCCCATTCCGAAGGGCCGTACATGGCCGTGGAGAAACCGGAGAACGCAGAGAAGGCGAACACGGTCGCCAAGATCGCTGCTCAGGTCGCGAAGAAACTCGATTTTGACCCGACCGGGATCAACATCTCGGATGAGAGCAAGACCTTCGAGTTGAACGGAAAGACGATGCCCTACGCTGGATGGGCGACAGTTCCACCGGAGCCAACGCTGACGACTAACCCGGATGGGTCGAAACAGGTCATCGGAGGCGGGATCGGCACCGTGACGTTGTTCACGCCGCACGTCGGGAATGACCCGGCCGGGATCGCTGGCGTCACGGCGCACGAAATCGCGCATCAAAAGTTCAACGCCCTTCTGAGCGACAAGGCGGTCGATCAGCTCAAGATGGCGCAAGACCCGGACTACGGCAAAGACACGCAATGGATCACATACGACAGTACCAACCCTGAGCATGTACGGATGAGCGTGAACGGGGCTATGGTTTCGTCACCGCAACCGGACGGGACCCAGAAAATCCGAGAGCCGGGCTTCATGAAGCCGGACGGCACGCTCAATGAGCCCTACGCGAGTAAGTATCCCGCGTATCAGCTCTACACGAAAGCGATGATGCCGATGGTCGCGGACTTCGCAAAGTCGGACGGCGTGTCCGACTACAGCAAAGAGTATTGGCAGGGCGTGCAGACGCCGAAAGTCGTAGAGTATGTGAAGGACGCCAACACGGGCGAGAAGGGCACGTATACGACGGCCTCCATCCCGCACCTGAGCGCGTTCCACGAAACCCTCGCGGAGATCGCGCGGCTCAAGTACGCGGGCCAGCCGGTCTACCATAGGAAACTCGGCGAGGTCGAAGGCAAACCGGTTTACTTTGCGCAGGGCACGAAAGGCGTCAAGCCGGCGTGGAGCACCCTCTACAAGGCGATCAATGAGAATTGGAAACGGCGGAACGGCAAATGATCGAACGTCAGACCATAGACGGGCGTAACGCGACCATCGCGTACATCACGGATAAGTTTGCGCCCGCGACCGCGAGCACTGCGCACTACGTGAAGGTATCGTTCGATGACGGCGAGACGCTGTTTCTGAAGTCCGACCCTCCGAAGGCGAAGGGCCTGCAAATCCTCGGCGCCTCGCTGGCGCAATGGGCCGCGACTTTCGCAGCGGCCGACGAGCACCGTATTGAAACGGCAATCCGAACTGGATTGCTCAGCGGATTTGAGAACACCGAAGTCGCGAGAGCGGTCGTCGGCAGTCAGCGCCTCGCGGGCGTAGACGGCGTCACCGAGATCACGCGACGACAGATCATCCAGCTTGCGCGCGTCACGCTCAAGAGAAAATCCGCATGAGCGGTGTTTCAGTGGATGTCCACTGAGGCCTACACGGAGGACTTACTATGTTGAAGACAATCTACGACACGGCCGAGGAAATTCCGGAGGGCTATGCCGCTCTCTACACGGAGCGGAACGGCAAATGGGAGTTGACCGGCGTCACGGGTGTCAAGACCCAAGCCGACATCGATCGCGTACAGGCCGCGCTCGTGAAGGAGCGCAACGACCACAAGGCGGTCAAGACCGCGTTCGCGCCGTTCGAAGGGCTCGATCCCGAGGTCATCCACGCGCAGGCGACCGAGCTGGAGGAAACCAAGGCCCAGCTCGCCGCCGTCAAGAAGGATGGCACGATCGACGAGACCAAGCTGGAGCCGATCATCACGGCCCGGCTCAAGCAGATCACCGCTCCGATGGATCGTGATCGGCTCGCTCTTGAGCGCCGGCTCGAAGCGCAGCAAAAGCTCGTGGCCGAAAAGGATGGCGAGGTCTTGAGCCTGAAGACCGCCATCACCACGGGCAACGTCGAGCGCGCCATCCGTGACGCAGCCGGCGAAGCCAAGATCGTTTCGACCGCGATCTCGGATGCTGTCTTGCAGGGCAGCCGCGTGTTCGAGGCGACCGAGGATGGCCGCGTCATCACCAAGGATGTCCCCGGGGTTACGCCGGGCTTGAACCCGCGTGAATGGTTCAAGGACATGCAGGAGAAGTCCCCGCATTGGTGGCCGGCGTCAGTCGGCGGCGGATCGAAGGGTGGCTCCGGCCCGGCCGGACGGGCGAATAACCCGTGGTCGCGCGAAGCTTGGAACCTGACCAAGCAGGGCGTCTACCTCAAGGAGTACGGCGAGGACAAGGCCAAGGTTCTGGCGGAAAGCGTCGGCTCGCACATCGGCGCGACCAAGCCGGCAGCGGCCTGAGCCCTTCGCTAACTGCCAGTTGAGTACGAGAGCGCGTCCGCCTAAAATGGCGGACGCGCTTTTTCCGTGCCCCGCAGGGGCATCGGCTTGCAAGGACTTCCCATGATCTTGTCTCGCACATACGCGTCGCGAAAGGAAATTCCGCAAGGCGCAGAAGCCCTCTATACGCCGACCGGCAACCTATTCATCCTGAACGGGGCGAAGCACGACATCGTCGCGGATAATCCGTGGGAAGGCGACAACTGGAATTTGACCGAGCAGGGGCGCTTCATCTCGCAATACGGGCTCGTGATCGCGGCTGCATTTGCGAAGATCGCCGGCACCAAGATCGGCGGCCTGAAGCCTCGCGCGGCGTATCAGCCGTCTCTCAAGGTCCTGATCCAGAAGCGCGATGTCACGACCAACATCTATCAGACCGGAGGCGGCGGCGGTGGGACCGATGACGCGCTCGTGGCTGGCCTCGTAACGAAGACCTGACCATGCATCTCGACAGCCCCAGCAAATCGATCGTAGTCGTTCTCGGCGAGGCCAAAGGCTCCGCCGATTGCGACATTACGCTTTCGTTCGAAGACATCACGCTGCCCTCCGGGTTCACCGCAGGCAGCTACGACTACACGACGAACGGCACAACGCCTGTCACCGTGTTGCCCGCTCCCATTTCGGGAACACAACGGCGCGTGCGCGAGTTCAACCTCTACAACAACGACGACATCTATCATACCGTCACCGTCTACTTCGTGGACGGCGGGGTGCAGCGCGTGATCTGGACCGGCGTGCTCTCGCCGTCGCAAATCCTCAACTACAATTCCGGCGTCTGGAACAACAACATCCTTGGGCCGGTCGGCCTAACGGGCGCGACGGGCGCGACGGGCGTGGTCGGCGCGACCGGCGTCACGGGCGGGACCGGCGGGACCGGCGGCACGGGCGCGACCGGCGGGACCGGCGGCATGGGCTCGACTGGGGCCAGCGGCCAAATCATCATTGCATCTGACATCAGTTTCGGCGCGACAGGCCCCGGCGCGACCGGCGCGAGCGGGCAAGTCTTCATCAACACCACAACGGACAATGTCTATCAATACGACAGCGGCACGAGCACGTGGATACTTCAAGGCAACATCCTCGGCGCAACGGGCGCGAGCGGCGGCATCGGTGCAACGGGCGCAACGGGAGGCACGGGAGGCACGGGCGGCACGGGCGGCACGGGCGGCACGGGCGGCGTCGGCGCAACCGGCGCACTCGCGTTCAACTGGCGCGGAGCATATTCCGCGATCACGACCTATGCCGTGAACGATGCGATGCATTTCACGGACGGCTCTGCGTATCTATGTATCTCGCCCACTGTCGCAGGGCAGAACCCGACGAACTATCCGGCGCTTTGGAGCCTGATCGTTTCGGTCGGCGCAACGGGAGCAACTGGCTTCACGGGGGCAACGGGCGGGACTGGCGGGACCGGCGGCACAGGCGGGACCGGCGGCACAGGTGGGACCGGCGGGACCGGCGGGCTCGGGCTCACGGGCGCGACCGGCACAGGCATCAACTGGCGGGGCAACTATTCGGCGCTCGCGACGTACAATGTGCTCGATGCGATGTTCTTCACGGACGGATCATCCTATGTCTGCACGGTCGCGACAACGGCGGGGCAGAACCCTGTCACGACCCCGTCGAGTTGGTCGCTATCATCGCGCGTTGGCGCAACTGGCGCAACTGGCGCAACCGGCGGCGTCGGCCCGATTGGCGCGACTGGCGTCGGCGCAACTGGCGCAACTGGCGCAACTGGCGCAACTGGCGCGACTGGCGCGACGGGCGGCGCGGGTGGCACGGGCGGGACCGGGCCGAAAGGCGCGACCGGGTTCTCTGCGCCGTTCACGTGGCTCTACGAT